GAGAGGCAGGCGTCAACACTCTGCTGGTGCTTTCCTGTTGGTCGATTTTCATAGTGTCCTTGAATGGATGCATGGATGTCTGTTCCAGCATCTGCCGCCGAGCGGCTCTGCTCTTTCGAGTCGTTAATGATTCGGTCGATGTAGTCCTTCTCAGGCTCATCTGTCCGACGCGGAAGCGTTAACGCGGCCAGCAATACTTGCTGTTGCAGCCAGTTCGTCAGAGCGGGTTTTGCCATGACATTGAGGATGGTGGTCACACTGGGAACCAAGTTCATCACTCTGGCGTCCCTGAGTGTAGTGTTCCTTGGTGAGCCATCCTTCTTCGATGGCACGGTGTACTGCGGCGCTCCGTCGCGGGTGTACCAGTGGTTGGATTCACTGGCGCGTATTGTTGGAATAGTAATAGTCATTTAATGGTTTTCATAAAAGATTTATTTGCACGGGGCAAAAACGCCACTCGCGTTCTGACCTGTTTGAATTTGATTTAGCCAAGCGCCCAGTTAATTCAACCTGACCAAGCCGATGCAATTCGGACATTCGTCTGGCAACTTGATTCGCCTCTAAGCCAGAATGCTTGGCAATACCATCCTTGCCTAAAGCGCCGCAACGCTGAAGGCAAGAAAGGATTTTTCCGTAGTGCTGAATAGCAAGGGCATCAGCTTGTTCAGCGGCGCTATGACTTGTTTCTGGGTCAGTCAACCTTGCACGAGGAAATGGAAGTGTTGTCATAATTTTCTAAAAAGGAATGTCGTCATCCATGTCGTCAAACCCGCTCCCCGTAGACTTAGGCTGGGTTCTTGACGGCCCTACCCCGGTGCGCGACTGCCACTCGGGAGACTTCTGAATCTTCTCCTTCAGTCCGTTGCCAAACGTCTCAAACAGAACCATGTCGGGTTCTTCGATGGAGAACAACTTGCAGTCGTTGTGACCTTCAGGCATCCCGGCCTTCTTAATCGCAGCGGGCACAGACATGATGGCTGCGATATTGGTGTACTCCTTGCCATTGCCACCCAGCGCCTTGATGACCGAGACCATTGCCCACGCGCCGAGCACGTTCTTTAGCTCAAAGCCAAGCAGTTCATCAGGCGTGAACTCGCGTCCGCGCCATGTTTGCAGGTCTTTGCGCAAGGTTGCCATCTCGCCAAGAGACAGCGTGAAGTTCTTGCTGATGGACATTGGCTCACCTTTGGCCGTGACTATCGGCTGGCCCTTATCGTCCTCTCCATGCACCTCAAACTGAAGCATGACCTTCGGTTGAAATTTGGTTTTTCCAAGGTAGGTTGACTCCTGTGTTCCGAGGTCGATGACGCGGTAACACCGCGCAAGGTGCATCCCCGGTGGCACTGGGGTGAACTCACCGCCGCCGCCGCTATCTCTCGCTACTAATCCCATTTATTCGCTCCTAGTGATTGACACTGTTTCCATAGTGACTTTGGAGCGCTGAGGCATCCCGCATTCATAGCGGATGATGTCCCAGTCGCTCCCCGTAGCAACGCCTGCCTCCGCCCGTTCAAGGGCGGCTTCAAGCATTTGCATTCTTTCGAGGTTGGCCTCGTGAAATTCATGTTCTGTGTGCATTTTTCGCTTTAACTTTTGATTGCCGCCTGAGTCTATCAAATTTAAGTGGGAAATACAACCCCGTTGCGTAATCTATTTTTTGGTGTATGATGTCCTTAAACCAACTGAAAAAGGAAAACATGACACTGACTGAATTTTTTGACACCAAGCCGAGAGGGGCAAAGCTGGCAATGGCGCGGAAGCTGGGCATCAGCAAGACGTGGTTGAGCCTGCTCATCTCCGACAGGGAAGTGCCCAGCCCGGAGTTGTCCGTTGCGATTGAGCGGTACACCAAAGGGCAGGTACGTCGCACCACGCTGCGGCCAGACATCTTCGGAGAACTCAGATGATTTGGTACAAGTTCCACATCGGTGACTACCTGACGCACACCGTGCATCTGTCGGATGCGGAAGATTTGGCCTACCGCCGTCTGCTGGATTTGTACTACATGAGCGAAAAAGAAATCCCACTTGAAACCGAATCGGTTTCCAGAAAAATACGTCTGGATTTGGACATAACCGAATCGGTTTTGGATGAGTTCTTTGAACGTACCGAAACAGGGTACTTTAATCGTCGTTGCCATGACGAATTGACACGTTATCAACGTCAAGTTGAGAACAATCGACAGCTTGGCCTCAGAGGAGGAAGACCGTCGAAAAGCGAATCGAAAACCGAATCGAAACCGAAAGCGAACCCTAACAGAAACAGAAATAGAAATACCAATACCATTTCGTCGGATGCTCCGACAACATCACGTTTTGATGAATTTTGGAACAACTGGCCGACATCGAAACGCAAAGTCGCTAAATCGGCCTGTAAGACGAAATGGGAGCGTCAAGCACTAGACCCCTTAACCGACAAAATAAACGCCGTGGTGACCCGTTTAAAGGCTTCTGAGCAGTGGGTTACGGGCTTTGAGCCTGCGCCCATTACGTTCTTGAACCAAAAGCGGTGGGAAGATGACTCAGAAACCGACTCGGTTAGCGGTTCGGTTACAGGTCGGAGGGTGATATGACACCGATTGAGCAACTGTTGAGCCGACTGGCAAAAGTCAAGGGCCGCAACGGGTCATGGACGGCGCGTTGTCCTGCTCACGAGGACAGAGGCCCGTCGTTGTCGATCCGCGAAAAAGAAGATGGCCGCATCTTGTTGCACTGCCACGCCGGATGCGACGTCTACCAAGTAGTGCATTCGGTCGGACTGGATTTGGGCGACCTGTTTCCGCCCGACGATAAGCGCCGCGACTACCCAGTCCACGGGTTGCCTGCGGTGAAGCCTGCGTTCTACGCCAGCGACCTGCTGCGCATCATTTCGTTTGAGACACTGGTGGTCGCCATCTGTGCCTACGACATGAGCCAAGGCAAGCGGCTGGCCGAGGGCGACAGAGAGAGATTGAAAGTATCCCAACAGCGAATAGAAGAGGCGGTGAAGTATGCAAATGTCTAGCGTAGAGGTTCGGGCAAAGGAGTTGGATGAGGCGCGTCGCATCCGCATCATCAAGCCCGACGAGATTGATTTTGAGAAGTACCTGAAGGCCAACGACGTGGCCCAGAAGGTTCGGCTGGCCGACGAGTTCTTGCTGGAGATTGAGCGGGAGTTGAACAACCCGAAGGTTGAGGACACGCAGTTGATGCCGTGGCAGAAGACCAGCCAAGGGTTTCAGTTTCGCGCTGGTGAGGTCACCTTGTATGCAGGCGGCAACGGTGGCGGCAAGAGCATGGTGACGGGCCAGATCGCATTGGGGTTAATCAAGCAGCGTCAGAAGGTGATGATTGCGTCGTTTGAGATGAAGCCCAAGCGCACCCTGTTCCGTATGCTGCGTCAGTTCGCTGGCGAGAACATTGACTTCCCACGGTACATCAACAAGGCGCGGTATCTGAACGGGTTGATTGAGCGTATGCGCCTGTTCGCGCTTGACCACCTGTGGCTGTACGACCAGCAGGGCACGGTGACCGCGCAGCAGGTGATTGCGGTCTCGCGCTACAGCGCTGTGGAGTTGGGTGTGCAGCACATCTTCATTGACTCGCTGATGAAGTGCGTGTCTGGCGAGGACGACTACAACGCCCAGAAGATGTTTGTGGATGAGTTGACCTCGCTGGCGCGTGACCACAACGTCCACGTCCACCTGATCCACCACATCCGCAAGTTGCAGAGCGAGGAGATCAAGCCGAACAAGAATGACATCAAGGGTTCGGGTTCCATTAGCGACCAAGTGGACAACGTCCTGATGGTCTGGCGGAACAAGAAGAAGGAGCACGATGCGCAGACTGGCTCGGTCGATCCAATGATTCCTGACGCTTACCTGATGTGCGAGAAGCAGCGCAACGGCGAGTCAGAGGATTGGTATTCGCTGTGGTATCTGAAGGACAGCCAGCAGTTCGTGGAGTCCTACGACTCGCGGCCTATGTCGTTCGACGCCGGGGGGGAATTTTGAATGCCGCGCAAGAAGGTGTTGGAGACGATGAACATCGGCATCGCTGTCTCGTTCGATGGGTCATTAAAAAGAGACTGGAAGATCGTGATGGTGCTTACAAGTGGCTCAACGGCTACCGTGACCACATGGGGAAGCAGCACAAAGGATGGAACGACCTACATCCCAAGTCACGTCTTGAGGCAGATGTTCGAGAGCAGTGGGCAAAGGGTAATAGAGGCAACATAGGAGAATGGAAATGATTAACAACTCAGGAGTAAAAAAATGAATGAAACAGAAAATTTTTTGTTTGAAAAAGCATCATCAGAATTGATGGAACAAATTTTTAAAAAAATTCAAAAAATAACTCAAAAACATGGTCATGAAATAGGCTATGCAGTTTTTGCAAATGTTGGTCAATTAACTTTAGGTTCTGCGCTTTCCGCGTATGCAATTGAAGGCGATGATGACCTAACCAAAGATATGTACAAGAAGATGTGTGATGCAATTTGGACTTCTTCTGAACACTACAAAATGCAAAATAAAAAATGATTGAACTCACACTACCTTGGCCTCCCACGGTCAACACCTATTGGCGCAACTTTGAGGGCCGGGTGCTCATCAGCAAGAAGGGGCGCGAGTACCGCAAGGCGGTGGCCGACCAAGTGCTGATACAGCGGGCCAACAAGCACATCGACTACGCCGTGAAGGTGGAGATTAAGGCATACCGACCTGACCGCCGCCGTCGCGACCTAGACAACCTGCTCAAAGCAATTTTTGACTCCATGACTCACGCAGGTGTGATGCAAGACGACGCCTTGATTGAAGACCTGCGGGTGTACTGGGCAAACGAGATTGGTGGAATGGTGAAGATAACTGTTGAGGGGATTGAATGAACTTTATTTTGGGTTTGGTGGTGCTGTACTTCCTGTTCTCAGGAGACCCGCCGTTGATTGATGTCCTGCATGAGCGAGTGATGCAAAGTTTGGAGAAAAAAACATGACAGAAGAACCAGAACTGATTGACATCTACGCGATGTTTATCTTGATGGGGTTGGTGCAAAAGCCCGTGCAAGGTCGGTCAAGAGTTGACATTGCCTACGAGGCTTTTGAGCAAGCAAGAGCAATGGTTGATGTGCGTGAAGACTTTATAAAAGAAAGGAGAAAGTGATGGAAGAATTTTTCCAAGTGGTTAGTTGGGCATTGATGTTGACCGGGATTGTGGTCTGGGTATTCGGGTTCTTTATGGCGTGGTTTATCTGGTCATGCCAACGACCACCGAAGGATGAGCAATGAGTGAAGACCGCGACCCACACAAGGCCGTTGACTACATCCTGCTCAACGGGAAAAGGTTCGCTAAAGCAAAGGCCGAGAGGTGCTACATCGAAGAGTATCGAAAGTCCCTCAAGGCCATCTTGATGAAGCGGAGCATGGAGAGCGCCATTGGGGCGCAAGAGCGCGAGGCATACGCGCACCCTGAATATGTGCAGCTTCTTGAGGGGCTGCGCGAGGCAATTGAGATAGAAGAAAAGCTGCGCTGGGATTTATTGGGGGCACAAGCCCGCGTTGAAATCTGGCGCACTGAACAAGCAAACAACCGAGCAGAAGGAAAGGCAACGCTATGAAAAATTATTCAGTTGATTTGGTAAAAGTTCCCAAGAATTGGGGTGGCACTTTGTCGGAGGCCATTGTTGATTCTGAAACTGGAAGCGCCGCTTTTATCGTTGGCGAAGACAGAGAGTTTGCGGAGCGGCTGGTTGAGTTTATGAATCGTTATGAGCGCATCAAAAACAAAGAAAAGGTAGCACAATGAAAAAGACTATGTTTACGATTTTAATTGTTTGTTCAATGGGCTGGCTTGAGGGCTGCTCAACAAACACGAAGGTGGCCGAGGAGCCTATGTTCACCAGCCAGACGCTGGTGCTCGACAAGAAGATTCAGCCACTGACCCGCATGGAGCAGATCGACGCCATCAAGGAGTGCCAAGAGGTCAACCTGCGGCCACGTCTGGTGTACGGCAAGCGGATGGTCAACGGCGTCAGCAGCGAGATTGTGCTGGATGTTATCTGCGCCAACAAGTATGCGTTCTGACGCCATGAGAACCGTCTTTACTCTGTTCGCTCTTGCCTGCGCGGCCATCGGGTTCACCGCGACCTTGATGGTGGCTGGCTACGCTTACTACTACTACCAGTACGTCCCTGAGTGCTTCACTATGCGGGCATTGTTTACAAAGGAATGCAAATGAAAGAAGACACCACACCCATCGACCCCACATGGATGGCAAGGACAGGCGGCTTTGCCCGCGACATGACCCTGCGTGATTGGTACGCTGGGCTGGCTATGCAAGGCATATTGGCTGACCCTACCACTCCTAGATTGGTGGAGATTGAAGGGGCGGCTTACTACATAGCAGACGCAATGCTAAAAGCGAGGGAGGCGAAATGAGCGGAGAGGACGACGACTACTTAGAGGACATTGTCGTCACCGTCATTTTGGTGTTTGTTTTTGTTCTATTTGCTGCTGCCGTGGGTGGCATTTTGTGGGCGCTAATCGCATGATCCAAGTTATTTTTGTACCAGTGCTTTTCATTTGTATGAATGGTCATTGTGAGTTTATGCAATCACAAGCATGGTTCAAGTCTGAGCAGCAGTGCCGCACGGCGCTGGAGTCGCAGAAAGAGAACCTACGCAAGATGTCCCTCAAGGGCAACGCAATGATTACTCAGCTTGAAGGCACCTGCATAACTTTACGGAATGGAGTGCTATGAAAACACCAGAAGACGAAGCCTTTGACGACATCGCCCGCAGGCAGGGGGGCGGCGGCTTTCAAGCCAAGCGCCAAGCAGCGATGGACAAAATCAATTCTGAACAGGAGCCTGTGGCCCTCAAAATAATGATGGAACACAGCGCATGGGGAGGCCGACTTGAGCTATCTGATGCCTTGGCAAATATTGACGAGTTTTACGCAACCGCCCCACCAAAGCCAGCGCAGGAGCCTGTGGCGCGGGTAACTGGGGTGTATGGTGGGCGATTTACATACGACCCCATAAATCGCGCAACAATTTTGCCTGTTGGTATGGCGCTTTATGCTGGGCCACCACAGCGCGAATGGGTGGGGCTGACCGATCAAGAGTCAATTGACATCATCAAACAGAACAACAACTACCTATACCCCATCAAACTGTTGCAGGCGGTGATGGATGCACTGAAAGCAAAGAACACATGAGATGCCCAGAATGCAAGGCGCACACGGACGTGAAAGAGACGCGCCAACTTCAGGGCAATGTTGTCAAACGCAAGCGCCTATGCTTCAACGACCACACTTTC